TTTATTTTATAATTTTATTTAGGAGTATTAAAAATGGCAACAGCAGCATACCCAGGTGGATCGGGATCGATCGTAGCAAAAACGCAAGCAGATAAGTTTATTCCAGAAATTTGGAGTGACGAAGTAGTAGCTGCTTATAAGAAAAACTTGGTTCTCGCAAACCTCGTAAACAAGATGACCATGAAGGGCAAGAAAGGTGACACGCTTCACATTCCTAAGCCAACTCGTGGTGTAGCAACTGCTAAGGCAGCTAACACAGCTGTAACAATCCAAGCTGATACCGAGACAGAAGTTCTTGTTTCTGTAGACCAGCACTTTGAGTACTCACGTTTCATCGAGGACATCGTTGAAGTTCAAGCTCTTGCATCACTCCGTCGCTTCTACACAGAAGATGCTGGCTATGCTTTGGCTAAGAAGATTGACGACACCTTGTTCCAATTAGGTAAGTCTTTCGGTAACGGTGACGCTTCTGACTGGACACACAGCACCAGCTATTACATCGACACTTCTACTGGTCTCACAGCTTTCGCTGAAGATACTGTAGTTGCTGCTGACGTATTCACTGACGCTGGCTTCCGTGCCTTGATCAAGCTCATGGACGATGCTGATACCCCAATGGATGGTCGTTTCTTCGCAGTACCTCCATCACTCCGTGCTGCTATCATGGGCATCGATCGCTACAATTCTAGCGACTTCGTTGATGGTCGTGGTGTTCAGAATGGCATGATTGGTCAGCTGTATGGTATCGACATCTATGTATCGAGCAACTGCCCAGTTATCGAAACTGACGCTAACAACAGCGTTGGTGGCGATGTTAAAGCAGCTATCTTGGCTCACCGTGATACAATGGTGTTGGCTGAGCAGATGGGTGTTCGTTCACAAACTCAGTACAAGCAAGAGTATCTCTCGACTCTGTACACTGCTGACACGCTGTACGGTGTTAAAGTAGTACGTCCAGAAACTGGCTTCGTATTGGCTGTAAACGGCTAAGCAGTAAGTAATCAGGATAGCCTCTTCGGAGGCTGTCTTGTTTTAGTGTATTCCAAGAGTGCATTAAAACAAGTCAAGGAGAATAAATGGGTATCTATCGTGGAGCTGGCGGTACAAGCGATGCTGTCAATGACGCTTCTAGCGAAGCAGTATTAGTTCAACAACTCGCTGTAGAAGCCCAAGCTGACGCAGACGCTGCTGCTGCCTCTGCTACTGCTGCTGCAGGTTCAGCAAGCACAGCATCCACGGCAGCTAGTAATGCCTTAACTGCAGAGACGAATGCCGAGACTGCGGAGACCAATGCTGAAACTGCAGAGACTAACGCTGAGACTGCACAAGCTGCTGCAGAGGCTGCGCAAGTAGCTGCCGAGACAGCTCAAACCGCTGCTGAACTCGCAGAGACTAATGCTGAAACTGCAGAAACCAATGCAGAGACTGCACAGGCTGCTGCTGCGTCTAGTGCCTCTGCAGCATCCTCTAGTGCCTCCACTGCTTCAACCCAAGCAACTAACGCTAGTAACTCCGCTTCTGCAGCATCCACTTCAGCCACTAACGCATCTAACTCAGCTAGTGCTGCTTCTACGAGTGCCTCCAATGCTTCTACGTCAGCAACTGCTGCTGCATCATCTGCATCAGCGGCTTCTACATCTGCAAGCAATGCCTCCACATCAGCAACTAATGCAGCTAACTCCGCTACTTCAGCTTCAACATCAGCTACAACAGCTACTACTCAAGCAGGTATAGCAACTACTCAGGCAACTAACGCAGCTTCTAGTGCTTCTGCAGCGTCTACATCTGCAACCAATGCTGCCTCTAGCGCAACCTCGGCTTCTGGTTCAGCCACTACAGCTACTACACAAGCTACCGCTGCTGGTACTTCAGCCACTAATGCTGCTGCGTCAGCTTCAACAGCAACCACACAGGCAACTAATGCTGCATCTAGTGCCACCGCTGCTGCTGGTTCAGCTACCTCTGCCTCTGCTAGTGCCGCTGCTGCATCCGCTGTAGCACTCGGTAACGAGCCAGTCCGTCACTCAGTTCGCCCAAGCCTCTTGCTAGACTTTGCTAATACTAAGACCCTAGACCCTCGCATTACTTTTACAAGAGCGTCTACTGCTACTTTCTATGATGGTAAGACTACTGCAATAGCAGAGCAGAATTTGTTATTGTATTCACAAATAATTGGAAGTACAGGCTGGACACTTGGCGCATCAGCTACAGCTACAGCAAATAATACAACTGCACCTGATGGAACTACTACTGCCTCAACTATTACTTCTACAAGTTCAGTAGCATCAAATACTGGTACTTATGAAACTATATCAACAGCTATAGGGCATACTTTTTCTGTTTATGCCAAAGCTGGAACAGCTACTTTTTTAGGTCTTACTAACAATGTTTCGGGTAGTTCTTATGCAAACTTTAATCTAAGCACAGGAGCAGTTGCTAGTTCTGCTGGTTGTACTGCTTCTATAACCTCTGTTGGAAGTGGTTGGTATCGTTGCGTGATGGCAAATACAACGGCTACAGGCATATACTTTATGTTGTTGGCTAAAGATGCCGACCCAGCAGGAAATCCTTGGGCTACTGGTACTTGTGCAAGTGGTAATACTATTAATTTATGGGGCGCACAATTAGAACAACGCTCATCCGTAACAGCCTACACAGCTACCACCACAGCTCCAATCACGAACTACATCCCAGCTCTGCAAAGTGCTGCTAGTGGAGTAGCTCGCTTTGAGCATAATCCTACTACTGGTGAGAGCCTTGGGTTACTGATTGAGGAGCAGAGGACTAATTTAGTGTTGCGTAGTGACGATTTCGCAAACGCAGCTTGGACATCTGGAAGTCAAACAGTTTCATCTAATGTAGCCATAGCTCCTGACGGAACTCTTACAGCAGAAAAACTAATTGCAAATACGGGAACTATTTATCAGTCAGTCACCATTGCAAACAGCACCAACTATACTTGGTCGATATATGCAAAAGCTGGTGAAAAGAGTTGGTTACGACTTTTAGCTCAAGACACAGTAACATTATTATCAGCTTATTTCAATCTTGCTACAGGAACAATTGGTACGGTAGGTTCTGGCGCAACTGCCACTATAACTGCTGTTGGTAATGGTTGGTATCGTTGCACAATCAGCAAAACTAGTGCGTCTACTTCTGGATTTTTTAACTTTGGTGTTGTGGATGGAGATAATACTACTGTATCTACAGGCAATGGCTTCTCAGGCATCTACATCTGGGGCGCACAACTAGAAGCTGGCGCATTCGCTACTAGCTATATTCCTACGGTTGCATCTCAGGTAACTAGAAGTTTTGACTCAGCAGGAATGACTGGTACTAACTTTAGTAGTTGGTATAGGGCTGATGAAGGTACTGTGTACTCTGAAGCCTCAATTAGACCAGAAATTACCAGCAGTAATAGATACTCATGGTCTCTGGGCTTTACCGCAGGTTCTAGTGATGCAACATTTTTAACTGCTCCTTATGGAGGAACTAATAGGTATCGTTTACTTGGTTTTATTGGCTCAACATCAAGTATTGATATTTTTCCCGCAACCGTTTATTCAAACAATACAATAAACAAGTCAGGATTTGCATATAAAGCAAATGATTTTGCGCTGTCAGTAAACGCAGAAACACCAACAACTGATACATCTGGTTCAATGAGTCCAGCTATTGATAGATTATTTATTGGTTCGTCAACTGCATCAACTGCTCATTTAAACGGCACTATCAAGAAACTCGCCTACTATCCAAAACGCTTGACTAACGCAGAATTACAAGGAGTGACCACAGTATGAACCACGACTATCTTTTAAAGTTTGAATCGGAGTCACAAGCTAACTCTGTGTTATTCACTAAAGTACCTACTGCTTGGAGTGAAGTCGTATCAATGGATGAGCCACCAGTAGCTACAGAGTGGATGGACAAACCTAACTACGACAACATCGACATCATCGGAGCTATCTACAGACCAACTGGTGCAGTAGAAACAGTTGATGGCATGGAAGTACCAGTCATGGCTGATGTCGGTGGCTATCATGTGAATGTCCGTAACTACTCTCTAGCTCCTGAGCTGGATGCGTATGTGGTAGTACCTACTAATCAATATCGAACATGGGCAGGAGAATAAGTTATGCCAAGTCTAGTCGGAAATAAACCGAATCAAGTGCCTAGTAATGGTGACTTAGGTAAGCTGGCTTTTCAAGATGCTAACGCAGTAAATATTACTGGCGGTACTAGCGGTAACGTACAGACCTTAACCACCATGTTTGTAGCCCAGCCAACTCCATCAGCAATTAATGCCTCTGCTACTTTAACTATTGCTGAGTTGCTGACTAGAATTATTACAACCAATAGCGCAACAGCAGTAGCGTTTACTTTGCCAACAGGCACGCTAACTGATGCTGGTATCTTAGGCGGTCTGCTTTTAATTAACCAGTCGTTTGAGTGGAATATTATCAATACAGGTTCAGCAGTTGGAATTGTTACAGTTTCTGGAGGCACAGGCAATACTTTGGTTGGTTCAGGAGTGTTGGCTATTACTACATCGGCAACATTCAGAACTCGCAAGACTGCTGCTAACACTTTTGTAACCTATAGAATAGCCTAATCAATATGAACGAAATTAATCCTGTCGAATACGGTAAGTTAGTACAATCCGTAGATAACCTAGAGCGTAAAGTAGACGCTATGGAAGTAGACATCAAGAAATTAGTGGCTATGGCAGAGCGTAGTAAAGGTTCTCTATGGGCGTTGATGGGTGTTGCCTCAGTTGCTGGTGCGTTCATCAGCTACATAACTGAACTATTCTTTAAAAAGTAGACTATGAGAGAACTCACAGTATTTAAGAATCTTACTGCAGGTACTTCTAATACTATTTATACAGTACCTAAAGGATGTAAGGCGATAGCTACACTATTGTTTCTAGCTAACTCAGGGGGTTCAACTAAAGCTATCTCTTCTGCAGTGCATGATGTTAGTGAAGCTTCTACTGTTCCTATCGTAGGAGCTAAGTCATTAGGTGCAGGAGACGCTCTTCAGTTCAACCAAGGTCGTATGGTTATGGACGAGTTCGACTATGTTACTGCTACTCCTGAAGCAGGAGCTACTATGAGTTGTATCTTTACAGTAGAGATTGTACAATCCACAGCATATCAGAACGGAAGTTAATCATGCCACTGAAATCAGGTACATCACAGAAGACTATATCTACTAACATCCGTAAAGAGATGAAGGCTGGAAAGCCTCAGAAACAAGCAATTGCAATAGCCCTATCAAAAGCAGGACAATCTAAACCCCAACCAAAGAAAAGGAAGTAATCATGCCAATGGTCAAAGACAAGAAGTTTCCATACACAGCTAAGGGTAAGAAAGAAGCTAAGTCGTATGCTCAGAAAACAGGAGCTAAGATGAATACTCCTAAAGCTAAACCAGCTAAGAAGATGGGTATGAGTCGTGGCTACTAAGCCTGGTTTGTATGCCAACATCGCAGCAAAGAAGAAACGTATCGCTGCTGGCTCTGGTGAGAAGATGCGTAAGGTAGGTAGCAAAGGTGCTCCTACTGCTGCACAATTCAAGGCAGCTGCTAAGACAGCTAAGAAGAAATAATGCCTAAGAAAGCATTCCAGAACCCAGAAGGTGGACTCAATCAGAAGGGCAGAGACTACTACAACAAGAAGACTGGATCTAAGCTAAAGCCTCCAGTGTCTGCTGAGGAGGCTAAGAAGTCTCCTAAAGCAGCTGGTCGTCGTAAGTCCTTCTGTGCTCGTATGAGTAATGTTAAAGGGGCTATGAAGGATGAGAAGGGTAGACCTACTCGTAAGGCACTAGCACTCAAGAAGTGGGATTGCTAGAAATAAAGCTTGACTTTTATATAAATTTGTGTTATAATTATAGGCAATTATGAACTACGTCCAACTTGTAAATTCTGTACTACGAAGACTACGGGAAACTGAGGTTTCTTCTGTAGCAGATAACGCTTATTCTAAACTTATCGGTGAGTTCATTAACGATGCTAAGCGTCAGGTAGAAGATTCCTATGCTTGGAATGCATTGTCAGAAACACTTACTGCTTCTACTGCTGATAATATCTTTAACTATGTTCTTGTTGGTTCTGGGCAACGGTTTAGAGTTATTGATGTTCTAAATGATACTAGTAATATCATAGTTCAGAATGCTACTACTCGTTGGATGGACGAACAGTTTCTCTTAACTTCAGTACAGAAGGGTTCTCCTGCGTACTACAACTTCAACGGTACAAACTCCAACGGTGATACTCAAGTAGACTTATTTCCTATTCCTAATGGGGTTTATGAAGTTCGTTTTAACGTCATCAAACCACAAGTAGCTTTAGCTGCTGATGCTGATACTCTATTAGTTCCTTCTGAGCCTGTCATTTTCAATGCCACTGCAAGGGCTATCGCAGAGCGTGGTGAAGATGGTGGTATTTTAGCAGGTGAAATGGCATTCATTTACAATCAGTCACTAGCTGATGCTATTGCTATTGAGTCTAGTCGTTACATTGAAGAATCTGCTTGGGTGGCTTACTGATGGCTGAGGCTCTCTCAACTGGATCGATTGCAGCTCCTGGATTCTCTGGGTTAAACACTCAGGATAGTTCTATTCAGTTAGACAGTGGGTTTGCATTAGAGGCTAATAACTGCGTAATCGATCGCTACGGTCGTATCGGTGCTCGTAAGGGGTGGACTAAGGTTAACTCCTCTGCAGCGTCTACAGGCTCGTTTAGAGCCATCTATGAGCTTATTAAGGATGACGGTACTGTAGTTATCTCTGCAGCCAACAACAAGATATACACTGGAACTACTACATTAACAGAGGCTGTGGTTCGTAACGGTACTGATACAGCTAATTTAACCTATGCTATCAGTGACGATAACTGGCAGATCAGCGGTATGCCTTATGACACAGGAGCTACTCCTTCTGGTCATGCTATCTTGGTTCAAGAAGGACAACCTACTTTATTATTTCATAAGCTAGGAGCTACTGCTCATGCTCATACTGGTTCTTATGGCTTTCAGCGTCTAGGTGATGTCGCTACAAACCTTCCAGTAGGACAGACTGTAACTAGCTTTACCCCTAACTGTGTCATGACTGCTTATGGTCGTGTCTGGGTAGCTGACATGGCTGGTAGTAGACAGACTGTGTACTTCAGTGACTTGCTTAACCCTGCTGAGTGGCAGACTGGTACATCAGGATATCTGAATATCAGTGAAGTAGTTCCTAATAATGATCCTATTGTAGCTATAGCAGATCATAATGGTTTCTTAATCATCTTCTGTACTAAGCATATTGTTGTCTATAGTAACCCAGTAGATCCATCACAGATGAAGCTGGAAGATGTTATTGTAGGTGTTGGCTGTATTGCTAGAGACTCTGTAGCTTCTATTGGTTCAGACTTATTGTTCTTGTCTTCTACTGGTGTTCAATCCTTGCAGCGTGTGATTCAAGAGAAGTCATTACCATTTAGGGATATCTCTAAGAATGTACGAGATGAACTCTTAACCTTAGTAGCATCAGAAACAGCTAAGAACATCAAGGCTACCTACTTTCCTACAGATGCTTTCTATTTGTTGTCTCTACCTAGTTCAGGGAATACCTATTGCTTTGACACCAGAGGTGTACTGCAGAATGGAGCAGCCAGAACCACTGTATGGAAGCAGCTTAATCCTACAGCATTCTGTGTAACTCAAGCTAGGGACTTATTGATTGGCAAAGCAGGGTATATAGGTAAGTACAATCTGTATGAAGATGATGGTGCTAAGTATCGTATGACATACTTCACCAATTACTTTGACTTTGGTTCTGCTACTACAAATAAGATTCTTAAACGTATCAATGTCACAGCTATTGGTGGTTCTAACCAACCTATTGCTATTAAGTGGGGCTATGATTATACTCGTAACTACTTCTCTCGTGGTGTTACACTACAACAAGTAACTGTGCATGAGTATGGTACAGCAGAATACAACATAGCTACATACACTAACGGTATTGCTTTGGATATTGCTAACATTCCAGCATCAGGTTCTGGTACTGTTCTTCAGTTAGGCTTTGAGTCTGACATTGACGGCACTCCTCTTTCAATTCAGAAGATAGACTTCTTCCTTAAACAAGGTAAAACATTATGAGTTCATATGTAAAGGCAACTAACTTTGCCACTAAAGATACACTAACTTCAGGCGATTCTAACAAGATTGTTAAAGGCACAGAGATAGATAACGAGTTCAATGCTATTGCTGGAGCTGTTAGCTCTAAAGCAGATATTGCTTCTCCTACATTTACAGGTACTCCTGCTGCACCTACAGCTACTGCTGGTTCTAATACTACTCAGTTAGCTACAACTGCTCATGTTTTTGCTGAGAGAACTAACACAGCTACTCTTACCAATAAAACATTAACTAGTCCTACTATCAACACACCAACAATTAGTACTCCAGCTATTACTGGTGGAACGATTACTGGTATCACGGACTTAACTGTTGCTGATGGTGGTACAGGTTCTTCTACACTAGTTGCCAATGCAGTGTTACTGGGTAACGGAACTTCTGCACTACAGACTGTAGCTCCAAGCACTACAGGTAACTTATTAACATCTAATGGTACTACATGGACTTCTGCTGCTCCTACAGTTGTTAGTGGTTTAGGATTAAACGGTGAAGTATGGAATAACGTAACTGGAAGTAGATCAGCTTCTACAACTTATACAAATTCAAATGCGTATCCAATTATGGTTAATATTTGGGGAATTAACGCTGGTTCAGTTATATTAACTATTGGTGGTGTAAGTGCTTCTCAAAGCGGTATTAATAGTAATGTTCCTTCAGTTAATTTAACTGGAATTGTACCTCCTGGATTAACTTATTCTATTTCCGCTTGTTCAACAATAACTTTATGGTCTGAACTTTATTAATGGTTAAAGTACCAGTAGTAAATCGTAGAGATTATACGATGTACTTAGAACTCTACAGTAACATGCTTTGGTTTCATACAGATGTATTTAAGTGGACACCAGAAGTAAAGAAAGAATACCTTAAAGATTTAGATGTACTACAGAATTTAGTAACAGTACCCTTAGTAGCACTAGTAGAAGAAACAGACAAGAAGTTAGCTAAGTTTGGAGAATCTACAGGTTGGACTAAGTTTAATAAATTAACACTGAACGAAATAAAATATGATGTTTATACTAGGAGCAAAGAATGGGTAAGTTAGTAAGTAGCGTAGCTAATATCTTCACAGGAGCAGACGATACTAAAGCTGCTGGTGAACAGGCTGCAGCACAACAGCGTCAAGCTGCTCAGGGAGCTGCGTTCAGACCAGTAGGAATGACTACTCGGTTTGGTACTTCTCAGTTCGCTCGTACCACAGATCCTGCTACAGGGCTTCCTTATATATCCTCTGCAGGGTATACTGCTTCTCCTGAGATCCAAGCCCTACAGAATCAACTGTTTGGTAACTTTGCTGGTGGTGCTAACTTTGCTTCTCAGCAAGCAGAACAGTTTGGTGCTTTGTCCCCTGCTGCTCAGAGAGCGTTCAGCTTAGGTGAGCAGTACATGGCTACGTCTCCTGAACAAGCTGCTCAGGACTTTATGCGTACACAGCAAGCTATCTTAGCACCTGGTCGTGAACAACAATATGGTGCTCTTCAGAATAGATTGTTTCAGACTGGTCGTGGTGGCTTGGCTACTGGTGGTACTGTAGCTGGAAACATGCAACAGACTAACCCTGAGTTAGCTGCTTACTACAACTCAATTGCTAACCAAGACTTACAGTTAGCTGGTCAAGCAGAGCAAGCTGCACAGCAACGTATTGGCTTTGGTACTGGTCTATTTGGTACAGGTGCTGGCTTCTTAGGTACTCAAGCACAAGGAATATCAAGTGCTTACTCTCCATTACAGACTCAGTTAGGATTGTCTGGTCAAGTAGAGCAGATGGCTCAGATGCCATATCAACTAGGTATTCAGCTAGGCACAGCACAACAGCCTGGTCAAACAGCAGGTGTACAAGGACTACAACAAGCTGCTCAGACTCAGTACGGTGCTACTCAGGCTGCTAACGCTGCTAATGCTCAGTTCTGGGGTGGTTTAATTAGTGCTGGTGGTACTGCTGCAGCTGGACGACCAAGAGGATAAGGAAAATATAATGGCTATTGCTCCAAGTTTTACTACAGGTTTACTAGGATATAATCCAAGAGAAGAACAGCTACAGCAACAGAAGCTATGGGCTGGTCTATATGGACAGGCTGCATCTCCTTATGAGAAGATTGGTATTGGTGTAGGTCAACTAGGCGGTGCTCTCATTGGCGGTCTCATGGGTGAGAGTGCTACTCAGAAAAGAGAGAGAACTTTATTAACTGTTAAAGAAGCAGCAGATCAACAGTTCGTTCCTGGTAGCCCAGAGTACTATAAGTATGTTGCTGACAACTTACCTGCTGGTGCAGAGTATTCACAAAGTAAAGACTTAGCTACTCAAGAGTTTCTTAAAGCAAGGAAAGCTGCTGATGAAGCGTTTATTGCTGAAAGAAAAGGAGTTCGTGAAGATCCTGAATCTGTAGATGTTTACACTTCTAAGTATGCTAATCCTTTGTTAGCTAAAGCACAAGCTAGGGGCTTTGATCCTGAGAAAGAACCTACTCCACAGACTACAGATGAGATTAAAGCTTTTGCTAAACTGTATGACTTAGACAAAGATCCTAACTACAATAAGTTAATGACTCTTCGTATGCTTGCAGATAAAGAAGCTAAGAAAGAAGCACAAAGAGCAGAGAAAGAAGCATTGACTATAGAGCAGATTCAGTCTACAATTAACAAGAACAAAGCTGATCTTGGTAAGATTGCTAGTGATAAGTTTGAAGCAGGTAATCGCTGGAACGAAGAGCGTAACTCAGCTATTGCATTGTTTGATGCTAACAATCTTGATCCACGTAAGCCACTTAAAGGAATTAACTTAGCTAATACTGAGTTAGTTAATGCTCAGCGTATTGCTCTTCGTGATCCGTGGACTGGTAAGTCTGGCTCTGTTATTAAACAACCTGGTGCTGCAACACCTCCACCAGCTGGTTCTTTAGATATTAAACAACTAGTAGAAAGCAGTGGAGAAGTATACGACCCAGCTAAATATGATTATCGTGTTGTTAGGGATGCAAGTGGAAAGAATCAAGTACAGCGCAAGGCTAAATAATGGCTACATGGGAAACCATTACTCCTGCTAAAGAAGATGCAGGATGGGAGACAGTTGCTCCATTAACTGTTGAATCTGTGAATGTTGCAGGTATCAAAGCTGTTGGTGAAGCTATCCCTAAACCTATCAAAGAAGCTGCTGGAGTAGTTGGCGAGGTAGCTCAAGCAGGTTGGGAAGCTTTACCAGAGCCAGTACAAAAAGCAGGTCGTGCTACAGGTAACTTCTTACTTGATGCTATTGATATACTTCAGCGTCCATTTCAAGCAAGTGCTACCTACGTTAAAGCTCTAGGAACTACAGAAGAGTCAAAGAAAGGTGCTCCTTTATGGGAGATACTGTCTACTGAGAACTTAGCTAAGGCACAGCAAGCTGGTATCAGAGGACTTAAAGGAGAAGAGAAGGCTTCTTTTCAAGAGGCTCTTCCTGATCAGTTCCGCAGAGAGAACCCAGTTAAGTCTATGCTCCTTGGTTTCATGGGTGATGTCGTCCTTGATCCCCTAAAGGGTGAGGTTGTATCTCCTATATTTAAGACTGTTAAGGCAGCTGCTTCTACTGGTGCTGATTCTATTGGTTTATCCTCTAAGCTTGCTGACAATGAACTGTATCGTACTATGGTTCTGAAGACAGGCGACACAGCCGAAGCTAAGAAGCTCTATGATAAGTATCGCTTTGCTAAAGATAAAGCAAGAGTAGAGAATGTTCGTAATGCTAAGTCTCTTAACAATGAGATTAAGGCACTGTCCAAGCAGACAGACATTCCTGTCAACGAACTCAAGGCTAAGATATTTCAAGACATCGAGACTGGTTCTTTAAGTGACGACGCTATTGGTGAATTAGAGCAGCGTATCGTAGCACAGAATCGTGCAAGACTAGAACAACAACAAGCAGCTGGTATCGAAGTAGGTGACTTAGGTGATACCTACATGCCACACATTGCTACTAAAGAAGCAGACGATGTGCTGAATAATACAGGTGTTAAGAACTTCTTTGGTATCCGTCCTTCAGCT